ACGGCAACATCAGTAATTACGTTTACTTGTCCATTTACTGCAAGTGCGGAGCTTTAAGATGTACCAGATTGTCCTAAACTCAATGACTGGCGAAACGGGCTCCATCAAGCGCCTAGCTGACAACGCTTTCATCCCGCTTGACCCCGCCAACACCGACTACTAGAAATATCTGGAATGGCTTGCTGAAGGCAACGAGCCTCTGCCGCCTGATCTTGTCGAAGGTGCGTAATGGACCACCAGACGATGATGAATGCTGCATTCATGCTCGCGACTGGCGTCGGCGGGTGGTTTGCGCGCGAGATGTGGGGCGCTGTCAAAGAACTGCGCAGCGACCTGCATGAGATCGAGACAGACTTGCCAAAAAGCTATGTCATGAAGGTGGATCTCGACAAGCGCATGGAGCATATCGAGCAGATGTTCCAGCGCATCTATGACAAGCTTGAAGCAAAGGCAGACAAGCCATGAGCAGCACCACTGAAGACAAACAAGAGAAGATGGCTCTCGAAATGGCGGCGAACTCCTCGAAAGGGGCGCTGGTTGAGAAGATCGTCTTCGCCGGTATCCCGATCCTGTTCTCGTGTGTGGTCTATCTCATGGGCAGCCTGTCCAATGCGAGCAACGAACTTATTCAACTCAAGTCCAAAATTGCGGTGGTCGTGAACGCTGAGAACAAAGCGATCCCGCCGCAAGGCACGACGATTGATATGGCTCAGATCAGAGAGAGCCTTAATGACAAGATTGACAAGGTGGAGCGCGATGCGGCTTTGGCTCGTGCAGCGATGACGCTGGATCGTGAACGGTCTATGGCTGCTATTGAGAAGAGCCGAATGGACATGACTGCGGACGCCGCTGGTGCTCGTTCTGCTATCCGTTTTGAGATGGAACGGATGCGGGCAGAGCTTGATAAGCGCCTATACCTCTTAGAGCAGAGAAAATGATCACCGCGAAGGTGGTCCTCATTGCTTGGATGCTTGATGTTCAAACGACGAATGTCATGTACTTCATGCCAATCATGGTGATGCAAGATGATGCAACGTGTCAAAGAGCTTTGGTTGACCTTAAAGAAACGCACAGGCGAGGCTATGCATACAATCTCGCAATTCGTGGCGCGTGTATTCCGGCGGACATAGGGGGATAGAATGGACATTCTAAAGGTAGCGGGGCCCCTTCTTGGACAACTTGCCCCCACCCTCGCGACGGCCCTCGGCGGCCCGCTTGCTGGTCTTGCAGCAAAGACCTTGTCCAACGTCCTGCTCGGCAACGAGACGGGATCAGAGGCCGACATTGCAAAAGCTTTGCAGGCGGCTACGCCGGATCAGCTTGCCGCCATCAAGCAAATTGACGCCGACTTCAAGACCCGTATGGCCGAGCTGGAGATTGACCTTGAGCGCATCAGCGCTGGTGATCGGGACAGCGCCCGCAAACGGGAGATGTTCACAGGCGACCACACGCCTAAGATCTTGGCGGCAGCGATCACAGTCGGCTTCTTCGGCATTCTCTTCTGGATGTTCGTCTACGGCGTGCCCAAGAACGGCAACGAAGCACTCTTGCTGATGCTCGGCGCTCTCCAGACTGCTTTCACAGGCGTTATCGCCTACTATTTCGGCTCGTCGGCCGGTTCAAAGGCCAAGAACGAACTTCTCAAGGGTGAAAAGTGATGGAATTCAAAGGCGCGGCTCGCAAAGTTACCCCCGAAGAGATCGACCAGATCGCAATCGACCTTAAGGTCGAGGTCGCGGCCTTCCGCGCCGTGATCGCGGTTGAGGCTGCAGGATCCGGCTTCGACAAGGCTGGACGCCCCAAGGCCCTCTTTGAGCGCCACCACTTCTACAAGCACCTCAAGGACGCGCCGGGCCTGCAGGCCAATGCCGAGGCCGAAGGCTTGGCCTATCCGAAGTGGGGCACGAAGCCCTACCCGAAGGGCTCTGACGCGGTCTATGCCGAGATCGAGCGCGCCTGCACCATCGACGAGGAGGCCGCCCTCCTGTCCACCTCATGGGGTCTGGGGCAGATCATGGGCTCCAACTTCAAGATGGCTGGATGCGCCTCTGTCGAGGCCATGGTCGAGGAGGCCTGCGAATCAGAAGCTGGCCAGCTCCGTCAGATGGCCGCCTTCATCAAGTCTGCCGGCCTGCAGGACGAGCTGATGAATAAAGACTGGGCTAAATTTGCCCGTGGCTACAACGGCCCCGGCTATGCCCAAAACGCATATGATGTTAAGCTGGCGCAGGCTTACGAGAAGAACCGCAATGGCTGAGACCATGACCTTTGCCTCCCTCAAGGAGGACATGCGCAGATATCTGGAACGCGGCTTCACGTTCGCGACCGACCAGATCGTCTTTGAGCAACTCCCGCGCCTGATCAATCTGGCAGAGCGCAGGATTGCCCGCGAGCTAAAGGTCGAAGGTCTCATCAACGTCGTCACCAGCACGATGCAGCCGGGTCTTGCTGTTTACCCCAAGCCCGACCGCTGGCGCACGACTGTGTCTTTCAACTACGGCACAGGCGACCAGAACAATGATTACACACAGCTCTTCGCCCGCTCTTACGAGTACGTCCGCGAATACTGGCCCGACCGGACACAGACCGGCGTACCCCTGTTCTATGCCGAATATGACTACAACAATTGGATTGTGGCCCCCACACCTGATGCCGCATACCCATTTGAAGTGCTCGTTTATCAGCTCCTGCCCCTGCTCGACGACACAAACCAGACCAACTGGCTCACCGATTACGCACCGCAGGTGCTCCTCTACGGTGCGCTTTTAGAGGCGACCCCGTTCCTGAAGAACGACGAGCGCATCCAAGTCTGGCAATCCATGTATGACCGCGCCGCACAGGCGCTCAACGGCGAAGACTTGGCGAAGATCCTCGACCGCTCTGCTCGCCGCAAGGAGGTCTAAATGACAACCTATACCGACGTCTTTGGTGGCACGAACATCTACCCGTCAGATGTCTCGTATTTGCCTTTCAATCTGACCACGACAGACGTCGTCCTTGCGTGGCCGCTGGAAACCAATTCCAACACCGACGCTTACGATTATGTTGCCGCGCGCATCATGAACGTGAACAGCACCGGCACGAGCCGCAAGGTTTTCTTGCCGGCTGCCAATCAGGCGTCTGTGGGCGAGTGCTTCCTGTTCAACAACGTGGGCAGCACGACATTTACTGTCGTTACCAGCACAGGCACGACGATCTGCAGCATAGCCGCTGGCCAGCTCTGGCAGGTCTACATGACCAGCAACAGCACGGTTTCTGGCGTGTGGTCTTCGTACCAGTTCGGGGCTACGACCTCGACGGCCAATGCTGGCGCTCTTGCTGGCCTTGGTCTCAAGGCAATCACGACAACGCTGAACCAAGCGATTGTCGTTTTCGCGCTGAACTCGGCATATACGCTGAACACATCTGAGCGCGCCCATTTAATCAATTGGACTGGCGCGAGCGGCACGGTTTCTTTCGCTGCGGCATCAACACTTGGCTCAGACTGGTTCTGCTACATCCGCAACAGCGGATCGAGCAACATCACTCTTGACCCAAGCTCGGCTGAACTGATCGACGGCGGCTCAACGCTTGTGATCGCGCCTGAAGATTCGTGCATGATTATCTGCGACGGCGTCGGTTTCTACACCGTTGGCCTGACACAGGCTACGGCTGGAACCTTTGACTATCTCGCAATCGACGTTGCAGGCACTGGCAATTACACGCTGTCCACGTTTGAACTGAACCGCGTTGCATACAATCTGTTTGGCATCCTCACTGGCAACCGAAACATCATTGTTCCGGCCACGATCCAACAGTATTGGATCACGAACGACACGACGGGATCGTTCTCGCTCACGGTTAAAACCAGCGCAGGCACTGGCATTATCGTCCCGCAGGGCGAAGCGCAAATTCTGTATTGCGATGGCACAAACGTCGTTCAGGCCCAGACAAGCGCTGGCATTGCTACGCCGATCCCTGTCGCAGATGGCGGCACGGGTGCTACAACCGCTTCCGGCGCTCGTGTTAATCTCGGCGGCACATCGACGGGTATTGCAGTCTTTACGGCTGCCAATGCCGCTGCCGGCCGCGCGGCTCTTGATGCCGTCAGCCCCGCAGAAGCAGCCGACATCGCAGTCCAATATGCAGTGGCGCTCGGCTGATGGCACCTTACATCATCAAATCACTGCCCGGCATCAAGCGAGACGGTACTCGCTTCGAGAACGGCTTCTATGTCGATGGGCAGTGGTGCAGGTTCCAGCGCGGTCTTCCGCGCAAGATGTTCGGTTATCGTCGCATCAGCAACGAAATGCCCGAGATATCTCGCGGCTTGAGCGGCTTTAACCAGAACGGCCTGCTCTATTTGATGTCTGGCAGCAAAAGCTACCTGACGCAGTTTCAGGTCAACCAGAACGGCCTTGTGACCAGCATCGCAGACAGAACGCCGACAGGGTTTCCTGCCGATGACAGGAACCTTTGGACGTTTGATGTCACCTACGATTCCGTCGGCGTTACGCCCGGATCTTACATTTTCGCTCACCCCGGCTTGAACCTTGCCGAGATCGACAGCGATGCGACATCCACACTCTACTGGGGTCTCGTCAACGACACCGTCGATCTGATCGCAAACAGCGCACCGGCCGTGTCTGGCGGTGTTGTAAGCCTGTATCCATACACTTTTGTTTATGGCTCAGACGGTTTTGTGGCGTGGAGCGTTGCCAACGATCCAGACGATTGGGCAAGCACAGGCTCCGGTTCTGCTTACGTTACGGCCCAAAAGATCGTGGCTGCGCTGCCGCTTCGCGCGGGCCCCGGCAATGCGCCGGCTGGCTTGTTCTGGTCTTTGGACAGCTTGATCCGCTGCACATTCGTGGGCGGCACGGCTGTCTTCCAGTTCGACACACTGACCACGCAAAGCTCAATCCTGTCGTCGCAGTCGCCCGTTGAATACGACGGCATCTTCTACTGGTGCGGCGTTGATCGCTTCCTCATGTTCAACGGCGTCGTGCGCGAAATTCCGAACCAGCTCAATCAGAACTGGTTCTTCGACAACCTCAACTATGCGCAGCGCCAGAAGGTGTTTGCATACAAGGTTCCGCGCTTCGGCGAGATCTGGTGGTGCTACCCGCGTGGCAATGCTACAGAGTGCACCCACGCCGTGATCTACAATGTGCGAGAGAACACTTGGTATGACACCGAGCTACCTAATAACGGCCGCTCTGCCGCGAAATTCGTCACCGTGTACCAGTACCCGATCACGGCAGGCGTCGTTGAAGACGGCGGCTTCTACAAGCTTTGGCAGATGGAATTCGGCCTTGATGAGATTGATGGGACGCAAATAAATTCCATCCCGTCCTATTTCCAGACGGCCGACATATCTGCCGTTGCCGATCAGCAGCAGCCGAAAAACCGCTCCTTGCGGGTGACCTACATCGAGCCCGACTTCATCCAGAGCGGCGAGATGACGTGCCAAGTCACGGGCCGCGCCAACGCTCGGTCCCCCGAGGTTACCAGCGACGAGCACGCATTCCCAGCTACGGCGAACTCGCCTGAAGAGCAGGTCGTGTTCTTCAAGGAAACCCGGCGCGAAATGCGCTTTATCTTCAAATCCAATGTGGTTGGCGGCAACTACCAGATGGGTCAGTGCATCGCTCACATTGAAACCAGCGACGGGACGCTCCTCGGATGATCGACCCTCGCGGCATGACAGTTACTGACTGGACCGATTCGATGGTCTATAGTCTTGAGAAATATGGGACGATTGGCCGTTTGGACGATCCAGAGAAGTGGCAAAATTGGGCTTTAGGTGTAGTATCGTTCTTCACAGTAGGAGCGCAGAACCCGCCAAACCCCATGAACTATAACGATTGGCAGGAATGGGCATTCGCCTTCACCCGTGCCGTTAACCTCCCCGGTGGCTGAGATGACGACTTACACTGCTGATTATCCCGCCAACTACCAGCCTCTGGCCAACGATGCCGCCGATTCGTCGTTTCGCGGCAACCCAATGGCCATGTTCTACGAAGGTGGCCGCGTAGGGACCAAGCCGGTGCGGATTGTCGTTCCGCGTGAGCCCCAGAATTATGCGAAGGGCGGCCTTGCCGCAGAAGCGCGCCGCGTTCGTGACGCAGGCGTTGGCGGCGACGAACTGATCATCCACATCAATCGAAAAGAATATGACGAGCTGGTCAAGAACTGGGGTGAGCCTACGATCAACCCCCACACCGGCATGCCGCAGTTCACGCCTTTCTGGAAGCAGAAGTGGTTTGCCCCCGTTGCAGCCATTGCCAGCGCGGCCCTTATGGCCACAGGCATCGGGGCACCGCTCGGCGCTGCCTTGCTCCCTACGTCCTTGGCTGGCACCACGATTGCCGGCGCGGCACTTCCCAGCGTCGTCGGCAACGCTCTTATCGGTGCAGGCGTCGGCGGCCTTACGGGCGGCACGAAAGGCGCTTTGCTGGGCAGCGCGCTCGGCGGCTTCGGCACCATTGGCGCGGGTGCGCTTGGTGCCACCGGCGCTGGCGTAACAGGCACAGGATCAGAAGGTTTTTCTGGTTGGTGGAGCCGCATGGGCTCTGGTGATTACTTTGGTGCGGCAGGCACTGGTGGCGCAGCCGAAGCTACCAATGCCGCTTATGCAAAGAGTGGCATGCCTCTTCCTCCTGTTCGCCCCACCGGCGCTGAAGCTGCCGCGCTTGGCATGACCTCTGCCGCACCCGAAGCTGCGGCGAAGGCTGCTGAAACGGGCATTCTGGCAAGTCTTGGCGGTGCAAAAACTGTCATTCCTGCGGCGCTCTTGGCCACCGCTGCGATGGGCGGCAAGCCGCAGGCTCTTCCTGATCAGGCAGGGGCGATTGAATCAACGGACCCCAATCTCACTAAGCGCCTCGATATGGCCCCGCTGTATCGCCCGCAACTGGCTGGGCCGGCGAATTACTACACATACGGATCTGGCCCTGAGAATGTTTTCTTTGGTGCACCCGTAGAGACAGAAGCGCCGACCGTTAAGGCCGCCACAGGTGGCCCTCTGAGCCGCTTCGTGCAGGGTGGCGGCACTGGCCGCTCCGACAGCATTGACGCCCGCCTGTCCGATGGCGAATACGTCATGGATGCTGAAACCGTGTCGATGCTTGGCGACGGATCTTCTAAGGCCGGGGCTCAACGTCTCGACCAGTTCCGTGCTAATATCCGCAAACAGAAGGGCCGCGAACTGGCCAAGGGCAAGTTCAGCCCCAATGCCAAGCGCCCCGAGGAGTACGTCTGATGGCCTTCCTCAACTTCCTGACACAAGGTCAGCCGCTGCCGTCCAAGACCTCGACCCTGACAACGTCGCAGGTTCCGCAGTATCTGTCTGACTACCTATACAACCTGATGTCAGGCGCTTACAGCGCAGCTCAAGAAGAGTACAAGCCCTACACCGGCCCGCGTCTGGCAGACTTTACTGAAGACCAGCTTTCTGCCTTTGACGTTACGCGAGACTCAGCGGGCGCTTACAAGCCGCAGCTTGAGGCCGCTGGCGAAACCGCAGAAACCGCCGCTGGCTTGAGCCCGACGGAAGCCGCACAGCCTTATTTTGAACAGGCCAGCGAAAACCTTCCGGGTGTCGTCGGCGACTACATGAACCCGTACATCGAGAATGTCACCGAACGCATGGGTGACATTGCGGCGCGTCAGATCAAAGAAAAGCTGATGCCGGAACTCGGCGATCAGTTCATTCGCGCTGGTCAGTTCGGCTCGACACGTCAGCAGGAACTCGCCAACCGTGGTGTGCGCGACATCTCTGAAAACCTTGCCAGCCAGATCGGCGCACAGCTCGCATCTGGGTACACGACCGCTGGGCAGCAGGCGCAGGAAGATCTGCGTCGGCAGGCATCAATCGGTCAGGCTGCAGGCACCCTTACCGGCACCGAAATGCAGAACCTTGCCAACCTTGCAAACGTGCAAGGCGCTCTTGCCCAGAGAGGCCAGTCTCTTGGGTTGCAGGAGGCTGGCGCTCTTGAGACAATCGGGCTGACGCAGCAGCAGCAAAAACAAAAGAACCTTGATCTTGCTTATCAGGATTACATGCGTCAGTCGCAGTACCCGAAAGACCAGATCCGCTTCTTGAATGAAATGGTGCGCGGTCTTCCGTCTGGTGGTGGTACTACGAGTAGCTCAACCAGTGGCGTGGGCCAGCAGTATTCTGCATCGCCGCTCGCGCAGCTCGCCAGTGCTGGCATGAGCGCTGCCGCTATCAGCAATCTTCTGAAGTAGGTCTAAGCCATGGCAAACGGTGTCAATCAGGTTTATGAGGACTTGACCGAGGCGGACATGCCCGCCCCAAATGCTGTCCCGACCAGTGCGGATTTTTCCGTTCCGGGCGCGAGCCCGTTTGCCAACAATCCTGCGCTCAACCGAATTTATGAGCAGATACAAAGAGAATCTGCGGCACGCCGCAAAGCTCTTGAATCGCAAATGGGCATGATTGAACAGCAGGCCCAGCGCTATGGTCAGGAGGGCATGTCGCCCCTCGACAAGGCGTCGATCCTGTTTCAGGCGGCTGGTGCACTGGCTGCGCCCACGCGCTCTGGCGGCCTCATGGAAAGCGTTGGCTCTGCCGGCTCCGCCGTTTCGGGCCCGCTGATGAAAGCTGCGCAGGCCAAGCGCGACCGCGAAGACAAGGTGGCGCAGCTCCAGATGGCGCGTGCCAAACTGGCCGCAGAAATGGGCTCGACAGGCCCGTCTTCTTCTGAACTTCTGCAGCTCTATCGCCTCCAGCAAGAAGGCATCCAGAAGCCGGGCGAGACTGAGCGCTTGATGGAACGCCTGCGCACTGAGAAAGATCCAGAGATTCTTTCAGCAATTCGTAGCCGTCTCGGCATGACGCCGCAGATGGGCGAGACAGAACGCTTAGTGGACCGTCTTCGCACAGAAAAAGACCCCATTGCTATTGAAGCAATTCGAAGCAAGCTTGGCCTTAAAGAAGATGAGGGCAAGCCTGTCACGTTGACGCTGTCAGATGGTTCAACCTTCACTGCGACGTTCAAAGGCGGCAAATATTATAATCCCATCACTGGAAAGCTCTTCAGTGAGGAAGAGACAATGTCAAATCGCCAGCAAGAAATTGCTCGCGATAGGCAGGATCAAGCTCTTGAAACTGGTGTGCCGCTGGATCCTCGCGACCCATTTGCCAGCCTTTCTCCTAGAGAAAGAGAACGGGCGCGCATCAACCGCTTTAATGCAGATACTCGCGTTCTCCAAAAAGAAGCTGACGAAGTGTCTGACGCATCGCTTCGTGGCGAAATTGCTGACTACAGGCGCTTTGTCTTGTTGAACAACGAAAATCCGAACACCGGCGCGTTTTGGGGCAAGACGCCAAACATCACGGCCTCCGCGCAGCAAATGGGCGAAATCGAAGCCAAGCTCAAAATTGCAGCGGGTAAAGATTTGAAGGGCGCTGCGTCTGATAGAGATGTTGCAATGTTTGGTAACGCCGCTCCATCGACCAGCAAAGATCTTAAAGCGAACACGAATATCGCCCGCTTTGGTGTCATGCGCGCACAGACAGAACTTGATCGCCGTGCATTCATGCGCGATTATCTTGCAGTAAATAAAAATCTTCAAAATGCTGAAAGAGCTTGGCAGGAATACCTCAACGCCAATCCATTTTTTGAATACCCAGAGACATTCGATCCGAAAAAACTCAAGGTTGATGATCTGAGGCCCAATACCAAACGCCTGTCTTATCAAGAATACTTCAGGAAAAAGATGCAATCCGGTGCTACACCTGTTCGCAGAAATGCGCAGGGTGAACTTATAGCTGATTAAGGAAACGTATCATGCCTAAGATAGTCGAAGGCTTCAGCTTTCCTGATGACGCAACCGGCGCAGAGATTGATGCTTTTCTCAAAAAAAACAGAAAAGCTCCCGAGCAGAAAGACCCGCTTGCGGGAATGCCTGAAGAACGTCCAGATATGTCTTGGGGCGAGTATGGCAAGGGGCTGGCTCGATCTGCGGCATCTGGCCTGACGTTCAACTGGAGCGA